CCAAGATGGTCTTTCAGGTCCTTGTTTAATAACCTCACAATATGAGTGAGGAAAACGAGTATCATTAACACGATTGCGAGTGACAAAAGCGACACCGATCATTCCTTTCGCAGATTGATTACGAGCTTCCCAATAAATATTATCAGCTAAACACTTCTGTTCTGTGTATGATGCGTGAAAAGATGCAGCTTTTACTTCTGCTCCAAATGCAGATTTCCCAGTGATTAGACCACCGAGAAATGCAATTGCGCATGCTCCTAAAAAATAAGTCTTCATTATGCTTGACCTACTTTACCAAAGCCAAAGCTTTCAACCGTAAAACACTCAGCATATTCATTCGTGATAACATCACCAACTGAGATAGAATGCATGCGATTAAGACGCTCGATCTTTTCTTCAGGACCGATGTTTCCAATCTCAAATACTTCATCAAGATTTTCTGCTTCAATCACACATACTTCTTCGTATGCTGTTAAAAAGAATAAACTAGCAACTTTACCAAAAAATCTTGCATCAATTGCTTCTTTTTCAGCTTTACGATCTTTGCGAATTTGATGTACTGTAAATTTCATTGTGTAGCTCCTCAGCTTTTTTCATTTTATAGATCTATTATACCATAAAAAAAGAGGATTGTACATAGTAAAAACGCATTTAAATGAATTTTTTTTTATTAATTGCAAAAATCTTTAATCATTGGAAAGATAGGTTCTAAAACTTGCGCGCATTCTTCTGCGAGTTTGATATGTTCTTTCTGCGTGCCGTGTCCAGTACGTAATCCGACATAATGGCACCAGGACCTAATGGTTCCGTTAACATAGAGTCGAGATTCCATAATACCTTCCGGTAAAACTGCACGAGCTTGTTCTTTAGCGATGCCATTTTCGATTGCCCATTCATATGATTTCTTTGCTTCATTAACTACCTCCGCTTGTTTTTGTAACCAATTAAATTCTAAATCAACTCTTTGATCACTATCCATCATGTCAGTCAATTCAATGCTATTTTGACGATTTTTATTATCTTGTAACCTAGCATCTTTAAATTTAAATTGTAGATCTTGAGTTGGATCTGCATATCTCTGACTAAACTCTTGAAAAGAGAATGATCTATGCCTTAGTAATTGTCTTGCAATGTCACGAGTGGTTGTGACTTCTATGCAAGCGCTAACCATTTCAAATGGCGACCAGTGGTTTTCTCTAATGAGATATCGTAGTAATTTTTCTGAGGTTTCGGTGTTATCTTGGTTCGAGGGATTCGAGACACGGGCTGTATACGCAATGAGTTCTTGGATATCGTTACCGACATATAAATCCTCCGGGGGTTTTGAATAACTAATAAGTCTTGCTGTCATGCTATATATCCTAGTACCCAATTTTCAGCTGCATCTTCAGCATATCTCATACTTCTTTTGATTCCATCTTCTATCATATCTCGACTTTCAACTAGGTTTTTATCTTGCCAAAATTCTACTACATACACGTCTTTTTTTGTGTCATGGTAAATGATTGATTCTCTATCTTTATATTCATCAGTTCCCCAATGAGTGCTAATTTCTTTCATCATGCCATTATCTTCTTTACATACCAAACTTGATCAACGTCTGTTTCATAACCTGTTTCTCCAAATACTTCTTCAATAGCTTTTTTTACCGATGATACCTTACAATCATGACCAATAATATATCCGCCAACCTTTACTTTTGGTAACCATTTTTGCATGTCAATTTTACAAGAAGGATATGAATGATCAGCATCGATGAATACAAAATCAAGACTTGCATCTGGTGTTTTTTCTGCAGCTTCAATAGTACTCATATTCATAATCATGCCATTTTTATAATTAATTACTTTTTCATTTACTTCTTTTTTCATTTTAGCGTATGCATCTCTGTTAATTCCCATCCAAGAATCTACACCAAAAAGAATTAAATTTGGATGTGTATCTAAAAGATGGAAAAACAAATACCCAGATTGAACTCCCAACTCAGCACCAAATTGTAAATTATTTTCTTTAATTAAACGATCAACTACACTTCGCCTTGATTGTTCATAGTCTGGAAACTTTTCTCTTCCAGTACCACCTAACATTTTGTCCATTCTACATCTTCCAATTTGCGATTTCTATCTTGCTCTATTATATATTCGTATTTTGTATTAGTAAATGCTCGTTTTAATCCTTCATATCTATCGCTACATTGCTCACAACTTATTTTATTGCATGGTACACCATCTGATGCAATCTTAGCACAAGATTGTGTATCAAATAGCATTTCTAATACATCATATTCTAAGTACTTATTAACAATATCATGCCTATGTAAATTATAATACGGTTGGTGAATAACGCAATTACCGAATTTCATTTGATCTAAATTCCATCTACCAGAAGGATAATTCAAACTATGATCTACACATTCAGAATACACTTTTGTAGTACCACAAAATAAATCTGTTAATTTATGATCATGCATAAATTTAGCCCATAATCTGTATTCAGCTTCACCTAAATCTTTTAAACTTGCAAATGAAATTACAGGAACATGTTTGATAATTCTATCTTTATACTGATTAAACCATTTATTAATAATAAAATGTACATTATATGGAGACCAAAACGGAGGCCAATATCCATTTTCAAGCGTGTAAATAATATATTCATCTTCAGTTGTGGCAAATAATTCATATGCCATAATGGTCGAATCCATTCCTCCGCTGAACTGAATACCTTTCATTATAGTTTAAAGTCCTTAAACTTTGACATATTTTCGTGTGCTTCACTCTTATCAAAAACTGGAGTATCATCTGTCAACGTTTGTTCATTCTCATCAACATCAAATAACCGCATCTTTGATCGATCTACACCAATGACAAATCTTTTATATGCTGTAGGATCATTATAACGATTCTTCAATTGTTTAACCATCATTTGACCTTGCTTCTCTAGCTCTTCGGTTGAGATAAGGGCAAACATCAGATCTGCTGTAGCGGGTAATCCAAAAGACTCGGACGTATCTTCAAGCCCAACATCTGAGTTACCATAACCACTACGAGTCGTTTGCGTTGCAGAGAAGATCGGTACGTCGAACTCGACCGCAAGACCACGTAACTCTTCAGCAATTGCTTTAATGTAAGTGTACGAATTAATCGATCCTCCCATTGCCTTCATACGAGATGATGCACAGATATTAAGATAATCAATAAAAATAATATCAGGCACAAATTCTTTTTTGAGTTTAAGTTCATTTAATAATGCACGAAAATGACCAGAGTGTGCAGAACCAGTAGGATATTCTTTTACAATCAATTTGCCTGTAGTCTTACGAGCAAGATCTTGAACTTTTGTTGTAAACATGTCTTTCGATAAATTAGGTAATTGATCAATAGGTGTATTTAATAGATTAGCATCAATACGTTCAGCGATACGTTCTTCAGCCATTTCCATTGTAATGTATAGAACATTGCGACCTTCTACAAGAGCACCACTAGCAACATGACACATAAATAAAGACTTGCCAACGCCAGTACCTGCAAGGGCAATGTTAAGTGTTTTACTTGGTACACCACCCTTTGTAATCTTGTTAAAATAATCGAGATCAAATGGAATCCTATCTTCTTCTTTATGGTAAAAATCGAATCGTTGTTCTGCATTCTCTACGTAATCGTGACCAACGTTTGTATCAAATGCAACACCGAGTGCTTTACTAAGCAAATCAGGTAGAGCACCCTTCGTTAATGATTCATGTTTGCCATCAATAATAGTAATTGATTCCATTACTGCATTATAGATTGCACGATCTTGACACCATTTTTCTGTAGTATCAAGTAACCATTGATCATCGATCTTTTCTTGTGAAAATAAATTAGGTAAAATGTCAACTGCCATGGTGTATTGTTCACCAGTCAATCGATCTGATTGATCTAATTCAATTTTAAAAGATTCTGTTGTTGGAAGTTTATTGTATTTACCAACAAACTTACCAGCTTCTTTAAATAATATACGATAGACACCTTCAAAATAATCTGGTTTTATAAACGGCAATACTTTACGCATGTATTGTTCGTCTGTTAAAAGATTACGTAGGATTGTCTGTTCAAGATTTGTCTGCAAGTTGGCCTTCTTCTCTCATCTGCGCTCGAATCTTAGTTGCTGAAATGCTATGAATTTCTTTTCCAAGATCGTGCTCTGTAAATGTATACCCAACACCTCGACCATAACCAATGTCAACAATGTTTGGTACTACCATTATAACATAATCTTCATCGATTGTAAACCCATGCATGAATAAAGATGCAGCAATATTTTCTGTCACAGCTTCAATATCGAATGGGTTATCATTTTGACCAGGTACTCGAGAATTCGCTTCTCTTTTTTCTGGCACTTGACGAATCATAATAGCAACTTGACCGGTCATGGCATAACAACGTTTGAATAACTCCGTATGCCCATCATGCCATGGTTGCCATCTACCTAGCATTTGCACAGTAGGATTTAATGGATCAAATTTCATTATTGTGTTTTTCCTGTTACAAACACCCATTGTACACCAGTTTCAGGTGAATCACCGTGCTTATAGTTACCTGTTTTTGACCAATCAACTTGAGTCATTTCTTTTACTCTAGTATTTAATTTAGCAAAGCTAGAAATATCTTCGGTTGTTTGAGCTGAATAAATTACATTAGCCTGTGGCTCTTCAACTACTTCTGGATGGCCAATCATTTGATGTGCACCATAACCTAATAGTGCCAATAAAAGCGCTGCTTCCATATTATCTCTCCATATATTTTTTAATTAAGGGTAATAGTTCTGTGTGGGTATCATTAAACCATTTTGCTACATGATAATCACATTTAGGCGGATCTTCAAACATTTTATTTGTGTCATCATATCTACCTTCTTTAATAGTGTCCATCCAAACTGTAAAGTCTGGATCAAATTGTTTTCTTGCTGCTTCTGTCGGACAAACAAAATCTGTAACAGCAATTCTACCTGACATTACAACTCCATCAGCAAGATGCCGCATTCGTAATGCTTGACGCATTCTACCTTCAAGGCTAAAATCCCACTTACTCATATCAGGACCTTCGTAATATGAACGAATCTTATCAGCATTAATCCATACAGCACCAAGCAAATCTGCTAATGGTTCTGCTAATGTTGTTTTTCCTGAACCTGGTAGACCAAAAATCAAAATCTTCATTATTCTTTCTCTCGCATTTGAATAGTGCCATCATTGTTTTCAATTGATGAATGTATAATTTCTTCAAGTATTTCTCCAACTATTAACTGGAGATCAGGATTATCAACTGATAAATTATTATCTGGTGTTTCTATAATTTCAAAATTATAAGTCAATACACCTTCATCAGCTTCATTAAAACTAATTGTTCCAACTTCAATTACTGTTTCAATAAAATTGCCTTCCAAAATCCTAATATGCCAATTTTGAGCATAATCAGGTCCAGGTACTAATTGATAAGTTTCGTTTTCTTTATGCTTCTTGTAGGTCGAGATCATTGTCTTCTTTTCCACCGATCATAAATTTCTCTTGAACATAAGATTTAAAATCAGTTTCTTCTAGTATCGGGGTCCAGAATTCCTCTGTGAGTGTATCTTTTTCTCGAACTTTTGGGTCCACCAACTCTCCAGTACTACGATCGACCCTACAATACCAACCATTAGAGGGCTTAGCAACGTAATTACCAGACATAGCAACGTCCAAAAGACCACTATAGGACTGAACGCCACCATCCCAACTAACAGAAATAGGAATTTTAGATTTTTCTTTAACATATCTTGACTTCTCTACATTAATGACAAAGTGATAACCTTTGATTTCTGTACCAACTTTATCTTGTTGACGACCTAAGATCCAAATATTATCAGCAGAGTAATAGATTCCAGTACCACCAGAAACCACAGCCTTAGGAAATAGACCAATTTCCATATACGTGTGATTGACTGCAATCAAAGGAATATCTTTCATATTCAAATATGGTGTAGTCATACGGAATAAACCTTTTAGTGATTTAGCCCGTGACATATCTGCAACAGATTTTTCATTGATTGCATCTTCTAATTCTTTCTTAGATGCCAAGTTACCAACAGAATCAATAACAACAATGACTTTATCGCCACGTTCTACACCTTCAAGTTGACCAATCAAATCAAATTTTAGTTCTTCTACATTTGCAATCGGTGTGTGCAATACACGACTTGTGTCAATTTTAAATTGTTCGAAATAAGATTGTGGTGAACCAAATTCTGAATCATAGAATAACATTACTGCATCAGGATATTTTTTCATATATGCAGCTGCCATAATAAGAGCAAAAGAGGTTTTAAAGTGCTTTGATGGACCTGCTAACACAGTTAGTCCTGGTGCCAATCCTCCATCAATAGAACCAGACAAGGCAACATTCATCATAGGAACATCTGTTGCTACCATATCTTTTTCATTAAAGAATTTAGAATCAGCGAGTATATCTGACTCTTTGATTTTACTATTCTTTTTAAGTTTATCCATAATACTCATATATTTCTCCTGCTATCCACTGATATATATTTCATCTTTTGGTCTATACCACTTTTTTTGATGATGAAATTTTGCTAGTAATTTTTGTATTTCTTTTTTACGATTTAGACTATCTGCACTTAATGCTATTAAAGCAACTTCAATTAAATCTAATTCGCTAGGTGTTAGATCGAATTTTTTATTGTAAGGCATATTATACCACATCCTCCTCTATTTGTACATTACTTTTTAACTCTGGGATTGAATTAAATAAATTTTCTTTTCGAATGATATCGATTTTGTGTGAGATAATTTCTAATTTCATAGAGCCGTATGAATCTTGCGGAGTCTTTAATTGTGCAATAATTTGCTGTAATTTTTCTTTCATATTAAAATTGTATTGAATTCTATAATCTAAGATCATATTCATAATATCAGATAAAATTCTTTTCTTAGCAGCATCATTCATAACATTAATATTATAGTGATTGGGAGAATGCAGCATGTTAAATCCTATCCTATCGACACATATTCCAATGTCGATTAGATGATCTATAATATTTTTCAGGCGATGCACGTTCATAACACTAACTGTTATCGAAGGCGAAGGCTTAATACCTGTAGCAATCACTTCTTTTAGATTTTGTTCAACTTTATTCCATTGAGTACCAGAGCGTATGACTTCAGCTCTTTCATGGATTTCATCAATACTAGGCCATAACCGAACATCAAATTTTTTCCAATAATCAAAGACGTGTTTATTTCCTCTTTTTAAAGTAGACATGTTTGTGTTATATTCTAAGACAACATCGTATCTACCTAATCTATCAAGCTCTCTTAATATATACCAATGTTCATCCATTAAAAGCGGCTCACCGCCAGCAAAATATATTCTTTTTACTTTATTAATATTCTTATCAATTAAATTATAGATATTTGATTCTTTATTCTTAAGAACCTTATCATCGTAAGATCTACCAAGTTTTTCTGAATCTGGTATCCAAGATGAACTAAATTCTGGCCCGCAACTTCGACATTTAAAATTACATAGATTGCTAAATCTAAAATCCCAATGTAATAAATTTAAATCTGCAATAGGTGATTTAATATCTGCTAGCTCTTTTGCAAATTTTTCATTACTATGTTGACGATGACTACTTACGCCAGTTTCTTCTTTTGAAAAACACCGTGTACAAATCTTAGGTTTTTTTCCGTCCAAAAACTTTTGGCGTAAGTTGACCATACGAGGACTATTCCATATATCCTCGATCGATTGAGTATTTAAATCACCAATTACATAATTATCAGTAGTTATACAACATGGTACAACTTCACCATTTGGATTTAGATTAACATGCACCCACGGTAATACACATATATTATGCAAAGAATGCTTCAAGCGAGGCTCCTGATTCAATTGGATATTCTGCTTCTTCTGTCCAATTTTTTCCCTGCCAATGCGGGTATGATGCTCGAGATAAATGCACTGATTGCGGTTTTTCCATAGCTTCATAACCTAATTGACCAATAGGATTATATAGTGGTTCTACCCAATTATAAACTTGTGTGTGTGATTTCAATCTTTCGGTGAATGCATTACGAACTTCATCTCGTTGTTGCCAACTACCAAAAAACGGAGTGCCTTTATACCATCCTGTTTTTGGAATTTTACGAGCTTCATCTTCAATTGGCAATGGTTCCCACGCAGTAACATTTGCTTTATATAATGTGCGAATTCTTTCTACTTCTTTACCATATCTATCAGCTAGTTTTTTAGCCTCTTCAATTGGATTATCAAATCTACACAAATGATGTCGAATATCAATATTGCCAAAATAAGTTTCTATCTGATCATACTCACCACCGGTAGGAATAAACTCCTCAAATCCTCGATTGATAGATCCGTGTAGCGTAGAAAACGGTACAGAAATATTCTCCCACCCAGGCCGGTACATACATATAGCATGACTATCACCGAATGCAATATTGCTATATCGTTTTATTGTATTAGGATCGATGGTCTCAGCTTCAATTTGCAATTTCCGAAGATTTTCCCAATGCACATTATCCCATTTCATTTCTTTTTTTACTAGACGATCAAGAAACATCGTGGCATAATCAGGAAAGTCTATCATAATTGATTTAACTTTTCCAGTAAAATGTGATAGTGCATGAATAAATGGAGTATTAGCATATGCTTCAATACCACCAAATAGATTTAGATTTCCACTCCAATCTGATCCATGGTAAAAATAGATTTCTTCGAACGGAGTATAATCAATAATTTTATTACTGACTAAATTGATTGTCACATCCATACCAGCTTGTTTGAGCTGATCAGCATAGATAATAGCTTGCGCTGCCTTATGCGAATGTATTTTGTTCGAGATTGGTCCCAGACCCGTGAGTAGTATTTTTTTCATCTTTAGTCCACTTTCTATATGAATCAACTCTGTCGTATATAGTATCATCGTTTAGTACTGGTTCAGCACCAACATTCCAAAATAAGATGTCCCTACCAGAATTTTTAGGGATATATCGCCATGCTTTTCCATCGTATGTGTTTATGCTTGGGAAGGGTGGCAGTCCTTCTTTAATTTCTTTAGTAAAAGGTTCAGGCGCAGAGATAATATTGCTATGACCAACTTCGCCTTCTTTCATATTACGAGCAACTGCAACAGCATGAAACTCAGCTTTTGGCCAAGCGATCTGCAAGGCGCGATGTAGTACGCCTGTAGATACTACGGTCCACACTTCTTCTGGTGCTGGAATTGCTGATGCTACCTTTACGATACCTGCCGTAACGAGTTCGTGCTTTAAACCTAACGGGATAAAAAACGCATCGTCGTTGTCTTGTGCCCATTTATTTGCTATCCTATTGAGGTTAGGCATAGCAGCCACACGATAGAAATCATACTCAGCACCGCGCTCGATACAACAAGCTTGATGATGACTAATTCTTTTCGATGAGGGCATGAATAGCCTAACGCTTTTATTGTGTCTCTTTGCCACATCCAAGAGCGAGACTCCAGCCAAACCAGTACGAGGCTGAACATAAACGAGACGAGATTGATTAATACGAGAAATAAGTAAATCTCCTCCTCGTACTTTACTACCTGTAATGAGGTCGTCTCTAACAACTCGTACACCATCATATTCCTTTATAACAGGTGCTGGATTAGGGTCTTCCCAACCTTCAGCTAATTTTAGATAATATTCTTTTGCTTCTTGACGAGTTTGAATTCCATCAAGACTTAAGACTTCTACGTCTTTATTTACATTATCAATTACGTGTTTATCATGTGACATAGGTCTATTATACCAAATTTTACTAGGAATGTAAACTCTTTTTTAGAGAAAAACTTCTTGGATAAATCCATTCATATGGAATTTTCTTTGTAGTAGATTTAACACCGTGTTTAATAAATAAATGTTTACACCACATACAAGCTTTATCTTCGATATTGATATTATACTGTCGTTCCATAGGATTATCTTTATGCGAGGCTAAAGTATTAAATTGTTCTACAAGCCATTTTGCTTGATCATTTGCAGGCTCATAGTTACCATTTTCATCTAAGTCGAATTTTGTTTTACCGAAAAGGTTTTTTCCACCAAATATTTGCCATAGTCCATAGAACGATAATGTTCCTGGTGTAACCCATGATTCTGGGTCGACGAGATCTGGTCTTGCCATGGCGATGTGACGAGACAAGTTCTTATAAGGGTACATAACATTTCTAAATCCATATTTTTCTTTCGTGTGTTTTTCAAGTTTAGATGCTAGTTCCATCATTTTTAATGGACGATTTGATTGCAGAAGAGAGTAACAATCTTTAGCAATTCGTTGGGGTGTTTCACACAACCATTCTTTTACTTTAGTACCTTTAGGATAATATATTTGAAATAGGTCTGATCTTGCGTGCCTCTCAGTAACAAATCTATTTCTCATAGCATCAATACCATGATCTCTTAATGCTCTGAATGTCAACCAATGCTCATTGCTAAATGACCAAACAATAGTATGATGTAAAAGCTTTTCTACATCTTTTTCATTTTTCATTTCTTCTACATATGGCATCTCATCCCAATGTAATCTATGAGAAAATTGTTGTGGATTAGATTTAAGTAAAGGTTCTTCTCTTACATCATACGCACGACAAAACTCGAAGAACTTTTGTATTCTTTCTTCGAGTGGCCACTTTTCTAATAGATGATTAGTGACTTTACCTTTTTTTAATATAGGTTCTACTGTATTTTTATATGTAATAGAATTATTATCTTGTTCGATAAATGCTTCTAATGTAGCGTGGCGCATTTAGCTTTGTATTCCTCTACTGACATACTAACCTCTTTTAAGACGGTATCATCTGATGGATGGTGTTTACGATTATTAAATGTATCAACCAAACCAAGTTCTAGCATAGCCTTCTGCCGACCAAACGGATGATCTTTGATTTTACTCGATGAAAATACAGTATCCATATTGACATGAGAGTAATGAGCACCTGGTCTCATATAGTTTTCAACCCAACGAATAAAGTCACAACAAACATCTTCTGCATTATATGGAAATGATTTTGTGTCTTCATAAATTTTATCCATAACTTTATCGAGGAATACTTCTTTTTTTACTTTTATGGTTGGTTTAGCAAGATAAGAAATGCACTCAACAGCGTTAGTGCCATAATAAAAATGCGATTCTTTGTTAACAAACTGAGGATACCAATCTGCAATATCAGCAATAACGGCAGCATATTGAAAAGTGTAACGATTAAGTCCGTTTCTTTCATTCCATTTACCCATATATTCTCCAATTTCACGGAGATCTTTTCTTTCGTTAGAAGTTTGTAGCCACTCTGCCATTTCTCTTGCAAGACGAGGGGCAAATTCAGCTAGATAGTAATCACCGCTTCTTTTATAATCTGAACCTTCTGGCCTTTTCGGAAACTTAGGAAACTGATAACCAACTGAAGTATAAAATGGCGCAGTATGTCTCTTCATATGCCAAATCATATCTTCAATAGTTTTAGCTTTATGAAGCGTAAACAACAATGTGTTATGATAACCAGACGGTTTAGTTGCATAGTTAATAGCAGAACCGCACACGCGATGCAAGATAAAAAGATATAACCATTCTGGTAAATCAAAATCTTGATGTTTGCCAGTCCAGTTTTCTGCTACTACTTTGCGTTGATCACAGTGTAAACCAGCTTCCATTTTTTTCCAATAAGGATGATCATCAGTCCAGCCAGACCAGCAATCATTCATAATTTGTGAGAAGCCAGCATACTTACGTTCAACAACATCGTATAATTCAATCCAATGCATTAAGTCATCATTCATTTCAGACTCCATATGGGGAATCATCCCATATGGAGCTTCTTCTGAAACATTGCACTTTACTTGTTGTTCTTGTGCCATATTAAAATAACGAATAAATTCATCATAATATTCAGTAGTTTCTAAACTCATTTTTTTAAATCATATATCCGTTGTTCTTCTGGGCTGGTAGCATATGCTGTGTATGCCATATCAGTTTCAAGTGTTTTAATTCTATCTTTAAGCTCTTCAATTTCTTTTGTAAGTCGCATATTGGTATATTCTGTATTAACACCAATACCTTCTTCGCGTAAACGACGTTTCATGTAATCTTCATGATGTTCTTGAACTTGTGACATTTATAAACTCCCAATTAATATTTGCTTCGTCAAACAACCCAGCTGTCATACCCCATGATTCTGCCCAACGTTGTGGGATATTTTGTTCTTTCATTACAACTTTTGAGATGCCGACTTGAATTATACCCTTTGCACAGTCAGAGCAAACTGGCAAACCAGAAACATATAACGTAGAACCATCTAAAGAAACTCCGTTGTATGTAGCATTATATATGACGTTCATTTCTGCATGAACAACATATTTGTATTTGATCTCGCGGTTAGCATAGCGATCCGCAGTATCAATAATTCCACGAGGAAATCCGTTAAAACCTTGAGCGAGAACTTGTCCCTTAGATCCTACCGCAACAGCACCGATTTGGCGTGACGGATCTTTAGACCACGATGCGACGCGTTCTGCTAGCTCAAGGTATCTAATATCCCACTTATTTGACAAGGTCAAAGTGCCTTTCATAGACGTGTAGATTTTGCACTTGCCAAGTAATAGTACCTTGATCAATTTCTAAATTATTTGATACTGAATGCAGCATATAACTTTGCCATGCGTAATCATTTTTATAGCCATAGACGACATCGTTAGATCGCATTTGTACAACAGAATGCAGCTTATCGTCTCGAATATAGTATGTAACTGCATTTGTACAAATAAAATCATTCTTATCGTTTTCGGCGAATTCAGCCCAAATTGATGGACGATTATAAACCATACAAGCTCTACGTGAATCTTTATTTAATGTTAATTCATTAACCACGTTATCATATTGCCGATACCACTTATCGTCAAATACGAGGTATCCATAGTTTGAGTTGATTTCTCCATACTTATTTGCAGACATTTGCCATGCCTTTGGAGGGTCTCGATCGTCTCCATAAATATCGTTGATGTTTGTGGATCCAGACAAATACCAATCAATTTCTGCATCAATATATTCCTTATTTGGTTTACCAAAAATAGATTCTTCATCTGCAATAAATGAAGCACCAATCATTTCAATAGTCTTTTGACCAGTTTTATCAATAGTAAATCTTTCATTCTTTAATTCATTAATGAAATGATTTCTAATATCACTTACCTTCATTGTTGTTCATCCATTACAGTTTTAATTTCTTTATCCCACAATTCTGCAGGAACATCTTCGCGAACAGGATATTTTTCACCAGGTTCTGGTTTAGTGTATTCTACTGGTCTTTGTTTCAATTTTGTATTTGGACGATTAAGAAAATCACGAGTTGGATCTTGACCATCCATCTTACCACGACAATAAGAAACAATAAACGAACAATAATTAATCATGTCTTTTGCTGAATCTTCGATTGACTCAAAGTTTGGTTGATATGTTGGATCAGCCATCATAGCTGAAACGACAGACTGCATACGAAGCATCTTTGCATGATTAATGTCAAGCAAGGTTGACACACCATTTGGATAATAGTCTGCTTGTTTAATACGAGAAAACTCGTTTTGATAATCATTGCCTTTCTTCACTTGAAGTTCGGCACACTCTTGTAGGACTTTAACTGATTCTTTCATAATACACCTATTATACCACATTTACATATTTTTGTACACATATTCTAACGCTCGGTCTGCTTCTTTATCTATAGGCCGATTTTTATACCAATTTCCAGTTTCTGAATCAAGCTCTTGACATAGCTTAGTAATTTCATTTGCTGTAATCGGATAATTATTTCTTATAGCTTTACTAGCGATTGCTACCATAATTTGATACATTTTATGATACCAACCAGTATTTGTTATTGTTCTGTATTCTGCTTCCATGTTGCGAGGGAAGAAGGGACAATCGCGATAGGACGACCACACCACATTAGTGTTATCGAGCTTTCCTTTTCTATGTTCGATAATTTGATTTTGGATTTCTTCGGGTAATCTGTCGAAGAATTGAGATGAGGTAGTTTTTTGCTCATAAGGAAATTCTTTCATTAATGCATCTGGATCAATAAAATCGCCATCGAAAGAGAAGATAAAATTGTTAGCACCATCATACTTTGCAGGAATGTAATACATTCTAGCAAGATCTTTTGTTTGTTCATCTCCGATTCCTCCGATGGCCTTCTGTAACGCGTAATTGAAACTAGAAATTTCGCCATTCGATAGCGTTCTTTTAAGTGGAAATACAAGACGAAACTTTGGAAAAGAGATAGTACTGCTAGCAGTAGAATAACACACGACACGCCAGTTACGAATATACTTACTGATTGCATCTTCTAAATTACCTTCAAACTGTAGATCATCAACATCAACTGCACACCATGCGCCCCACTCGACCACATTTTTATTTGCACGAGTAGTACCAGTATTATATATAGCAGGCGAAATAAGGTCAGCTTCTTTTTTAGAAGATTTAGATTTCTCTGATAAAGTATATAGAACACGTTCAAACGCGTTGAAGTTAGCTACGTCAACGCGCTTATTTGTTTTGTTATCGAAGACACTACTAAAGAGCGTCGCTGATATTCCCGGTGTTTTCATCATGATTTGGTCCAACCCAATCTTGTGGCTTAATTAAATCTGGCAATCCGAGAGGATTTGGCCGAGATTCTTTAATACCACGTTCTTTCATCATATTAGCAGTGTGTACTTCTTCCCATGCTTTTTGTGCGTCAACATTAAATGCATCAAGTGTACCGATTGCAATAACACACAAATCAATAAGACCATCAACAACTTCAGCTGCATCTTTATTATTAAATGCATCTTCAGTTTCGGTCAATTCTTCTTTCAAGAAATTAATTCTAAATTGAAGAAACTTATTTAACCGTGACCAATCTTTATCTTCACGGTTAAGTTCTTCTTTAATCCAATCATGTACACCATATTTAGAGTGCATATCATTAATATCATTATGCCATTGCTGCATTATACTTTACTCCATTATTTCTATTATTATACCACATATTGCGGCGATTGTAAACCATTAAACGAAAAAATCTTCAAGTGTATTCTGTGGTTCAACTGTCCAACCAATTGAATCAAGAATAAGTTTTAGTGGTTCGATAAACGTTTTTTCAAATTGTTTGTCGTAATCAATGTGCTTATGTAAACCAAATTCTTTTGGTAATACATCAGGAAATGCAATCACGTTTTCTTTGATAATATTAGGCCTTTTCATGTACACAAATTTAATGCGAGAACCATTTTGAATAGCTTCATACTTATTCATCATACCTGATTCTTTGAGTGCCTTATTATATATGAGTGATCCACGCACGTGAATAGGTGAACCTTTTTTGTAGACAGTTTGTCTATTGCGCCAGTCTGTAATATTAGTTACACCTCGAGGAAACGCTACCTGTTCTGGTGGTAATTGTTTAAACTCGGATTTGAATCTTTGAATATATGCTTGTGTATCTGATTCATTACCAGAAATAATTACATTGAATATTTCTTTGAATTTATCACGACATACCTCAGGAGTAGAAGACTTAATAGCCTCGATACCCATGATTTTTAGTTTAGGTTTATCATATTGAACACCTTCGTTGTTGTGCACATTAAGAATATAACGTTTCTTAGCAGTCCATATACCACGATCTGCAATAGCTTCTCTACCCATTTCCATGCGAGGTTTATGACAATTCATGTTATTGTATAATTTATCATACGCTTTTGAAATACAAGGCTCGAAATGCTCTTTACAAATTTTATCAAGAAATGCAACAGGATCAGTTGGATTTAGTTTTTCTATGAGCGGACCAAAATTAATATATAGTGAATCTGTATCCATTGCAATAACATAATCTGACTTTGATTTGAGAATTTTATTCATCTCTTCATTTACTGCGCGTTCGGCCCACTGAATAGCTAGCTGACCAGTAAGTGTAATGCCTTCGGCAATGCGTAGATCAAAATATTTAAAATACTGGTTACCAATAGCGCCATAAAGAGAATTCATAAGAATTTTAATGGCCATCTGTGAATTAGTAAGGCGACTGATTTCTTTTTCAAGTTCGATTGACTTATCTTTTTGATACTGATTCTCTGCAGCAAGCATCATCTTTTTAATAGATTTACGTTCGTCATAGTAATCAATAATAATATTAGGAATAACGCCATCAGTATTTTTACTGTATGTTGAACCATTTGCTGCAATAGCATATGTGTCATCGTGCTTTTGATTTGTAGACATATAATAGTCTACACCATTAGGTTTATTATACGATGCATCTTTGTTTAAAGTTTCTGGTGACATATTCCATTGCACAATAATATTCGGATATAGAGAATTTAAATCAAATGATACTACCCAATCATGCATGCCGACTTGAGGAGATTTAACATAACCACCTTCAAATCTTTCTTTAAGCATTTCATCACCATGCACAAGCGGAGCTGTACGTTGCCAATTAAGCTTACGATATATAATTGATTCCCATATTGCAGTGGTACCAAACGTGTCAGTATAATTTACACCACCTTTATATGCCACAGTCATAGCAAGAGTAATCAAACCCATCTTATCCTCAAGACGATCTACGAGTTCAACATCTTTCATGTTATAATCAATGTATTTTTGGAAATCATCTTTGTAAAGATTTTTAAGAGAGCCAGATTCTTCGTAAGAAAGTTTCTTTTCTCCAAGTACTACCTTTGCAATATGGTCAAGCTTATATGATTCTTGTGCACCATATGTGTAACCAAATTTTTGAAATAAGTCTAGATAATCAAGAGTTTGGATGCCAGCAAGATTGTATGTTGTTGCTTCTTGACCACGCTTATTAACTTTACGATGATCAACCATGCCCCATGGAGAAAACTTCTTTACAGATTCTAGTCCAAGTACACGATTGATTCGATTTACTAGATACGGAATATCGAAGAACTTGACATTCCAACCAGTAATAACATCTGGATATGCAGAAGGCATAGACCAATAGTCTAAAAATTTGAGAAGAAGATCAATCTCGTTATCGCATTTAGTATAGCGTACAGGTTTAATGAGGGCTTTTTCGGTGTCATAATTACCCATAGCCCACACTCGGTATACACCGTCAATATTATTTTTTATTGTAATAGCTAGTACTTCTTGATCTGCGATATCAGGCTCAGGAAACCCATCTTCGTACGCAGTTTCAATATCGATAGTACTTACATTAATTTTATCACGATCCCATTGAATATCACCTGGATATCGTTGTGTAATATATTGATGAATATAGTTTGCGTGACCATAGATTTTTAAACCTTGAACATCACGATATTGTTCAAGCCACTGTTTTGACTCACGCATAGAATCAAATTCTACTGGACCAATTACAGCGCCATCTAAGCCACGCCATTGAGACTCAGTTTTTGACGGCACAAAAAACCGGGGCTTAAAATTATCTTTTTTATAAACTCTTTTACCAAGACCGTCATAGCCTCGATATAACATTGAATTACCATAACGAACTACTGATGTATAAAATGCTGACATACAACCTCCAAATCAAGTACTATTATACCAAATTTTGACGGGTTTGTACACAAAAAAACGCACTAAACAGCAAACGATTCTCCGCAACCGCATGACGCTGTTGCATTAGGATTTATAACTTTTAAATAAGAACCACCGAGATCAGTAACATAATCTACAGTACAACCAAGCACAAACATTTCTGCAATTGGATCTACTACTAAATTGCCAGTTGTTGGTGCAGTATCTGTCATTTCCCAAACATAGGTAAAACCAGAACAGCCGCCGCCCTTTACAGACAATAAAACATTTGGCTGTCCTACTTTTTCTAAGTATGCTTGTGCTGATTCAGTCAGCTCAACCAACAGCGCGCATCCTTTCTACTAGACGATCTGCACGATTTGTGACTTGACGATACCAAGCGCTATCTACCATTTCGTCTGCAGCTGCATTCCAATCTTGGGCATCAACACCACGTTTCATGCCTTTAAATTTAGAAAGCCGTGGTCTACCCATATTGAACATCATATTAGCTACAATTTGTTGGACTTCTTCTGGCAAGTCGTAATAATCGGGATAGAGGGTTTCGCAGTCAGACAATACAATTTCGACGTCTTTGTCAAAACACTCGTTGACTCGTTCTTCAGAGATTTCTGTCCCGACTGATTGTCCATATTCTGGATCATCGTTCCTAACCAGATGACCAATGCCAAAAGTAGGAAGGTCGAGATGATCAAGATAGATTTCATATTTAACTCCCTCATCGATTTTTAATTGTTCTCTTAGTTCATCAATATTCATTATTCTCTCCTATGGCAAGTCTACATAATACGGCAATTTATTATCTATATCTGCTGTACCACGTTTGCTTTTTTCATAATTTTCTCTATAAATTTTTGTATAATCTGGTTCGCCTGTAGGTAGACGAGCTACCTTATTTCCACTACAGTCATACACCCATGGTCGTTTATCTGGATCTGGATGAAAATTGCTCATTAATTTTCTCCTATAAATGAGTCTGGAATATCTTTCATATTTGGTCTATCACAATCGCATGTAGTGCATACATCATTATGACATTCTTCACAATCAGGAGAATAGCAATGACACCTATGACCGCAATTTTTACAGTAACGTGGCGCGCTTTGCATGCTATTCTCCTATTTTGTTAGCTAAGCTTAGTATCTTGTCCCAAAACCATTTACATCTGCATTAAGTCTTCGCTCAAGTTCTGCAAGTGTATAATTAGATTCACGATACTTTAATGGTTGACTCATCGGTGTGCCGGGCCAACCACCTTTTTTTGCATCACTGAAACGCATACTAAAAATTGTTTTAATAAAACTACACATTTTTTGTATAAACCTCCAGTGTCTTATGGTTAAGTTCTGCTAGAAGGCTATAATAAGTATGCTCTGGATATTCATGAAGCAGATGACGAGCAATTTGCTCATTAGCCGCCACTTGACGAGACACTTGAATAGCTTTTCCTATAGAAAGAAACCAGCTAAAAAGACTGTTAGAAATATTAACAGTTACATCTTTAAGAGCTAATGAATAGCCCTTCATTACTATTGTTGTCATTCGATTTCCCCTTATGACTATTAATTGTGATCATTTGGGGACGCTTCTCTTCGGGAAGGACTACTTCGAGACCAATCGACAATATTCCGTCCGTCATATCAGCTCCTCGCACCTCAGTGTATTCTGAGAGACGAAAGGATTTTTTGAATTTCCGCGCAGAGATACCCTTGTGAAGATATTTTTCTTGTGCTCTTCGTTGTTCGCGTTGAGCAGTTACAGTTAAAATATGATCTTTTACTTCTAAGGTAATATCATCTTTAGTAAATCCAGCAACTGCAAGCTCCACAATATATCTGTATTCGTCTTCGCGAACTACATTATGTGGTGGATACGTATCCTTAGCTTGGCTGTGAATATTTTCGAGCTGATCAAAAATACGATCAAACCCAATGAATGCCTGACGCGGCAATGCGTAGTTTCCTGTCATGTTAACCTCCGTTTATGGACAGTTGAGTGTACCCGATTATCGGCGTACATAATTATATATAAACTTTTTTTATTCGGCAAATGTAAAATATGTTGAATCGCAAGATAATCTTTGGCCATCTGGAGTTTTTACAATAACTGCTATAGAATTACCGTCACAATCTGGGACTACTACGCCGACATCAAGAATTTGACCTCTATATTCGTATAGTGTATGACCAGCCTCAAGATCTTCATTAATTTTTACTTTTTTCATTGCTTATTTCCAATATTATATTTTGGACATAATTCCCAAGAGTTTTTCTCTCTATATGGAATAATTTTAATTTGCCTCATTGGAGCTAATGGTTCTATTTTAGCACTCAACTCAATTGTAATTAAACCCCAATCACTCATAAGTTGTGCAATAGTATTACGACGAGCAATATCATTTTCTTCTAAATTAGATTTTTTACCATCTAATAGAAATAACTCTTTAAAATGCACAATGAAATATCTACCTTGCTTATGCAAAATATGACATGATTGAAATAATTTTTGATCTTTACGGGATGCGACACCAATTCTTGTAAGTGTTTCTCTAACTTTCAGAAAATCATCTGGTTCGTTTAGAGTTACCTCAAGCATTGAGGCAGGTGTCCACTCAACTAATTTATTTTCTTCCACCTTTATAAACCTTTTTTCTCAATTCATTAATATGTTCAGATGTGAGAAGGGATAAGGCTTGGCGAGATTTTTCATTATTATAGCCATAATATTCCTTAACTACTTCCACGTCACTTACGGTTTCGGGTTTCAACCATTTAGAAAACCTTTTCCGTTTACGTACTATATTTATATAAAAATCAAATTGTAAACGGTTATCGATATGATGATAGCGGTTCATCTCATTTGCAATCACAACAGTGTCATGAAAATAAGATAGACCTCGATTTACCATATACGAGTTATATCCTTTTTCTGCAATGTCATCAACCATTATGTCTTTTTTAGTATCATTAATTGCTTTTAAATATTCAAATGGATTCATAGTATATTGCTTTCATGCCTTTGAGCAAAACTGATGCCAACGTAAGATCCTAAACACAAAATAATTAAACCACCCTTTGATAAGAAAAATGAACCAATAATAGTTATTAAAAGAACCAATATTAAAGTTGTGTAGTCTCTTCTAACAGACACGGCGTCATAGTCTGTATCATCATCGCCATTAAGTAACCAATTAAGCAAAGTTCTCTACTCCACCTTGGTATTTTTCATAATCGATTTCAGCTTCTAAAACTTCTTGAGTAAAATCTTCGGTGTTTACTTTATTCAAATGAGTTCTATTCCAATATACTTGAGGTACAGTTCTATGACCTTCTTCTTTTAGGAATTTTTTCTTATCGAGATCGTAGCTAATATTGATTTCAAAAAAATCATATCCCCATTCTGTCAATTTCTTTTTCATAATAAAACAATATGGGCAATCATCTTGAGTATAAAGATTTAGTTTAATCGAATTGTACATTAGCCATTACCTCTGTTAAACACGCAACTATATTCAATTCATGATCAGCTACAAATGCATTTTTGTATTGATAGTCTGCAAGAATTAAAACTAATTGCGGTATTGATTGAGCTGATACTTTATCAACCATACGATCATATATTGCACGAAATATTGCTGCAGCATCTGTATCTATATTATTTACTACCCAAGATCTCATCTTCTTAAAATCTTTATTTTTCAAGTGAAGAAAAAGTGCATCGTAATTTGCATCAGAGACGTTTGCTAAAACAGTGCTATCAATAGAACCATTGGCAATTCCACATCTTTGCAATTCATTAAGAACACGACGCCAATCAGGTGTATATTTCATAATTAGTTCAGCAAGAACTTTACTATCAAATGATACTTCTTCTTTATACAGAATGTTAGCAGCGCGATCCATAAATTGACCACACAATTGAACCATATCTTTTTTAGATGTGTTGAATTCATATACACCACAACGCGAATGTAATGGCTCAATAATTCGATTCTTAAAGTTGCATGTTAGAATAAATCGACAGTTATTAGAAAATTCTTCGATAAATCCACGAAGAGCTGGTTGTGTCGATTGAGGATTAAGGTAATCTGCCTCATCGAGGATGACTACTTTGTAGCCACCCTGCAATGAAACAGTGCTCGCGAATTGCTTGATCTTCGTACGAAGAGTATCAATATTACCTTCTTCTG